AGCCAACATTAGCCACAACCATAGGGCCATTGGTAACGGGAACTTCATAAAGGGCTTGGTCATCAACATTAACCAATACATTGCCAGCAGTTGATGCCGACAGGTATGTTTGAGATAAAGCCTCACCAGCAATGTTTGGCCTGACGCTGGAAATTACACCAGTGTTAGCTGCGCTTGCTGTCCCGATATCTACCTCTGAAATGCCAGTGGCAGAACCGTTACCCGTAATTAAAACTAAATCGCCTGGACCCAACACTCCCGCATGGGTAGCATCAACCGCATAGGTCTTCTGCTTACCGTCTGGGGAGCCATTGGATTCAGTACCTTGATACTGAAAAGTCATATAGAACTCCATAGTAGTTGAATAAAAAACAAAGCCTAATTAAAAGCTGATTTCGTTTCTCTTCAACTCACGGAGGTCTAACCGCTTGAAAAGTCTAGCTATAAGGATTATCAGTCATTTGTCTATCCTGATAAATCGATGAACCACCCTCTGCCTTTCCTGTCTTGGTATCTGGGGCATATTCATTTTGACCAACACCTGTTTGGTCGGCCATCGTAGCTTGAACTCTTTTTTTCTTAGCGTCAAGGTCTTCTTTCCTGTACTTCTCTGGGAGGCGCATTAAATAGTTAATTCCACCTCCTGATGCTCGCTGGGCAACCTGACCATCTCGGTTAGTAACGTGCTCCCAATAAGCACCCTTTGCCCTTGCTATTCGACCAGGCTTATCAGGATGTTCATGGAAAACATAATAACCAAAACTCTCTCTGTCAAAATCGCAATCCTCAAACCCTAGATTGCTGCCCTGCCCCATGGTGACACGGGCAGGTCTAGTCGTTATATTAGGATCTCTTGGGTCACCCGTCTGACCGACTGCCAAATCCTGTTTTTGAGTCGAATTAACCCGCTCTCTGTCATCGTCTTGACCCATCAATTCACTCTCTCCTAATTCTTTCATTTCGCACCTCTGGAGTCTTTGACTGCCTGTAATATTTCCGTTTCAGTTTTACCATCCCACGCACCAGGCATTGCATCAATCATCGACTGTTCTTCCCTGGTGAGATCACTCATCGTTAATTTTCCTGATGACCGCCTAAATCCTCTTGTCTTTGATCCACGCTCTGTCTCAGCAACTTCGGGTTTGCTTCTGGCTGATGACGGAAATGCCTTAGCCATTTCAGCCTCAAGAATAGGAATTGCCGTGGCTGGTGTGTGAGTTCCTTGTTCGCTCAACTGCGCCCATATCGCCTTGCCGTGATTAGCCCTGGGCGTGTTCTCGTTAATCCATGAATTCCTTGATTCCCACTCAGCCTGAACCGGGTCAACCCCCTGCGGTGCAGTAAATGCAGGCTGTTGCGATAGGCTGTCAATTTGGAATTGTTTGTTCTTTGCAATCTCCAACCCATGAGATCCTCCCTCCATGATAGCCTCATCCCTCGCATCAATTAGCTCTTTACGCTGTATTTCCATTTGACCAGCATGGGCCTGATTAAGATTCTCGATGCGAGTCTCAAACCCAGCGACCTGTCGCTTATAACCACGCAGCTCACCAATTAATCCCTGCCGTGCGTTAAAGTCTCTAGGATCAACCCAGTCCTCTGTCTTCCCGTCCCATTCATCAATGGGCCTCCATCCTCCAGATCTCGCCTTGTCTTCCTGAATCTCTTCGTAGCTACGATCATCTGTCTCTGTTGGTTTGGGCTCTGTATCCACCACAAGATCGGACACTGGCTCCGCAGTCCGAGATGACTCCACCGCTTCAATGGCCGCAGCCTCTGCTGCTTCTGATTCTTCAATCATTCTTATCTACTCCTGGTATGTTTACAAATGTGACTGCGTGGTTCCCTTTTCTCTCGTCCAGGGGCATTGAAAACCACCCCCTGCTATCACGCAGATTCATCGTCAATCACTCCTAATATCTCAATGTCTGGAATATACCTGTAGATAGTGTCACCAGAAGTGACACTGTCCATCGCGTTGAACTTGCGGTGCTCTACTGTGTCACCGATCTCGATGCCCCACTGCTTGTGAGCTGGGTAGTCTGGGTCTTCCCATTTCCAGTAGTCACACAGCGCCTCAAATGTCTCTATGTGATAGCTTTTCCCTGCGATTTCATCAAAAGCCATTTTGAACCACCTCGGACTCTCGCACCCCTTCCACCGCTTAAAAGCTGTTGGGCCAATAGCAATGACCTTCCCGGTCTGCTCAACTGCCTGCTCCTTACCAACCATGTCATTTTGGAGGATAATCCCACCAGTTGACACGTTCTCAACCTTTTTCGCCTCAATCAATACCATGTTGCCTAGTGGTTTAATCATCACCGTCACCTTCCCTGATCGCTTTCACTGTTCTAGGTTCCCACTCGAACAAAATCTCAAGCATCTTGCGAGCCCCCTCGCGTTGGTTTGCTGAGATCAAATTCCGATCAATAGAATCCTCTGGCAGATCATCAGATAACTGATCAACCATCGACAATGTAAGCTCTTGGAATAACTCTCTCGTAACTGGGTCGTTCTTCCAGCCGTGAAACTGATCCTTCGATATCGGCTCTTGCGAGTAATCTGCGGCCTTCCGTAATATCTCTATCATCTAATCCCTCCTATGGGGTTTTAATTAACGGCACTATTGCCGCTATCCGTTTAAACTGTGTGCCTTTGTACGGTTATCGTGCTAAAATACTCATCTAAGTCTTGTTTGGTGCTGTCGGTTCTGTCTTATGACCACCGGTTAAACCGGCACCATTCAAGCATTAACTCCCAGGCTGATCATCCCGGCCACTTCTCACTGCCGCTGTACCCAGCAAACCCGCTGTGGCTAATCCATACAGGGGATGGGTCGCATTAACCAGGCTATCCCGAACAATGTCATCTCGACTCTTGCCCGTAACCCTGGCCGTTCTCTCAATTGCTTCGTTGATGTGCTCCATCATCGGCTTGCCGTCTGTACCTTTCGATCCAGCCCAGGCAACGTCCTGAAAGTTCATTGGGTCAACGCCAATCTCTTCGGCAACCTCACCCAGAGTCTGTTCCATAATCCCGTAGTTGCCCTTCTTGGGCGCATTCAGCTTAGGATCATACAGATGAGACATCTGCTCATCGATTGTGGCTCGACTTGAATCTCCCATAAAGTTTGCAGCAAAGTTAAACCTTTTTGGTGACACGGACGCATCCAGCTTGGCATCTGTGTTTGCATACTTATTGGCCTGTTTCATGTTCCCCCCAATATACCTGCCGCCTTGTGGGTGAGGAATATCAGTTGAGAAAACGGGGAAGTCAGTAACTCCCTGGGCCTCCAGGTAATTGGTATAGGCCGCTGTTAGTAGGTTTGCTGTCGGGTCGGCTCCCCCAGTGGTCGCTGCCATTGATTCTGCGAACCGCTTCCTGAACATCGCTTGACCCTCAACCTCACCCAACTCATCAATGAACACCTTCTCCAACTGACCCATTGCATACCAATCGCGAGCCATTTCTGAATCGCCCTTCTCGTATGCTTCCTTCATCCGATCCTTGATAGCCTTGGTGTTGAATATCTCGGTGGATTCATCTCGCTTTTTCTGGGTCTTGTAGACAGAATCCGTAAGGGTATTGCCCTCGATGTCATAGTTGCTGGGGTCAACATTAAATCGCTCAGTCAGTGGGAAGAACGGGTCATAGTTGCCAGCTTTAATATCATCTTGTGCTGCATTCCTGGCCTTTTGCACTGCTCGCTCTTCGGGGGACAGATCCTTGCTGATAAAATAATTAGCCTTCCCATCCTCCCCAATGAAATCTCCTGTAGCCTCCCGGCCTTTCTTCACTCCGATTGTCCCTATACCTCTTTCCTTTGGGTATCTCTCAGCGATCTCTGCCTGGTTGTAGCCCAGACCTGGATCAACCTGAGTTCCACTCGTCATGCTAGTAACAGCTTCCTGCCGCTGCACCGGACTAAGCACCTCACCGTTCCGGGTCTTGATGTCAACAAGGGAGTCATCGAATATTACAAAGTTGCGGGTGCCTTCGCCTGCTGCCCTGCTTCCACCATCGTAGTAGCGTATGCCGGGGATTCCTTTATCATCTAGCCACGCAGAAATCACTTCTCGTGAATTAAAATTTCTTTCTTCAGCATTGAACTTGGGGTGTGATTTTATAAAATCGTACAACTCTCCAGACTTTTCGGTTAATTGATCATCAATGGCTCCGCTTTTAAGATTGTAAAAACTTTCGCCCGTTGTCCATTGGTCGTTTCTCCCCAGCGCCTTCTGTATAGCCTCACTCTGCTCACTAAGAGGCGCATCCCAATCAAGCAGATCATCAGGGGATACTTTTAGGTCTACGTTGTAGAGGTAGCCGTCTGTGGCTAAGTCAATCTCACCCCGGTCTACCGCGCCTAGAAACTTTGCCGCTACCTCTTCTGCGTTATCAATTCTCTCAGAATAAACCTCTACAAAATCCTCTGCGGCCTGGTATGGGTCAGACCCCATTACCATATAGCTATCAAAAGCATCCGCTAACTCTTCATCGCCCACCGCTTTTTCAATACTCTTCATCCTGCTTTTATTCTTGCTTAGAACGCCAGAATAAAACTCACCAATGCCTTGATCTTCAGCAAAGTAAAGACCATGCCCAAACGCCTGATTGCCCTCGCCTGTGCCTATGTTTGCCATTGAGAATGAATCCAGCCTGTGCGGTGACCCGTGCCAAGCATCGATGTTCCGCTTGATCTTGGGCATGATCGCAACCATGGCAGGTGACATAGTCGCGGCACCTCCGGCAACACCAGCACCAGACAGTGTATAGTTCACCCAATTCCTAGACTCTGGGTCCGTAATGTACATCTCAATGTCAGCCGCCAAACCCGTAATATCACCCGCCAATGGCAGAGCCATGGTAGCTGCGGCACCACGCTGAAGCGGAGTCAGCCCATCGGTTGCCATGTCGATAAAACCCTTCGCCTCTTTGAACTTGTTATTGAGGATTAACGGCAGATACAGACTGACCGCCTCTGGGTTCTCTCGCATGAAATTTATGTGGGTGCCTGCCGCAGTAGCCAGGTCTTGAGCGGAGACAACAATCGCATCCTTCACGCCCTTGACATACACCCGAACCTCTTCGGCACGGTCAGCACGGGCCTGGACCCCAGCGACAGATGGTGGTTGGTTCTGCCGTTGGCTTTGAACTAGCTGTTGAGCTATGTCAACCATCTAACGCACGTTCAGTGCTTGGGTTGCGGGATCGTAATCAAACTCCATCCCCGCCATGCCCTGGTTCATCCCCTGCATTATTTCCTGGTTCTGCCCTGTTGTCATCGCAAGCATATTGTCCATAGCCATACCAACAGAGGCAGTGTACTTGGTGATCGCATTAGCCAGTGATTCAGTCTCAGCCTCCTCACCCAGCTTCGATGCGTTCATAAGAGTCTCAACTAACTGAGCGCCCAGCTTCTTTGTCTCGGCAGCAGTCTTGCTGCGTTTTGCGGCAGAGTCTTGGTCCATGCGGTCCTGCTCTCTGGCAAGAATATCAACCTGCATCTGCTGTAGCTGTAGCTGCTGCTGCTGAATCTGTTGTTGCTGCTGCTGGGCCTGATTCATCTGCTCAAGCTGCGCCTTATCAGCATCAGACATCTCTCCCTCGGCAGGGAATATTTGATTAGTTATCGTGCTTCCAATCGCCTCAAAATAGTTCTCAAGAATCGGCAGTGGATTACCGCCAGCTTGAAGAACTAATGGAAATTGCTGCAACTCAATCTGAGCCGTCTGAATCCTTTGCATTTTTGTGCTCATCTCAGCGTTTGCTGTCGGACTCAAGTCCATATCCATCGAGTTAAAGTCAGCCTCGACACTCGCTTGGTCATCATCTAAAACTCTGCGGTACTTCTTGTCATCCAGTGTGCGCTGATTTATCCTGAATAGAATTTTAAATTCATTACTCTCAGACTTCAGCATACGTTTAAAAAGAGCAGAAGTTGCAACCATGGCCTCCTGAATAATTGCCAGAGCAGTGGTCGGTGCAGTCTGAGCATTAATCTGACTGGAAACATCAACAGTCGAAAGAAACTCTCTTGCCCTAATCTTGCTGTTTTCATTCAGCTGAAACAATGTCGGGCTAGGCTCTTGATTGGGATGAGGGAACATTCCCTTTGCAAATTTCTCCGCAGGCACCTCCGTCTGCTTCCACTCACCAATCCTCAACCGATTAATTCCCTTGTCTTTTCTGAACTCCTTCGCTAGAAATCCACCACCCAGATTGTTCAGTGTTGCCCTGTCAACCAGGTTGTTAGTCGTAGCATTTATTGTCTGAGTTATTGCGCCCAAAAGATGGACATACCCCAGATCCAAAAAAGTGCCATCAGGTGCCGGGATGAAACCGTACTTGGTGATGTTTTGGAAAGGGACTATCTTGAGCAGCTCCAGCTCGTCAGGATTCGTATCAGCTAATGTGTCAGGCAAACCCAAAAGACTAAGCCCCTCAAGCCCACCATGCTCTTGCAGTTCCTGCTCCTTCCTTGCCGCTAATGCTTCCGGCAGTGTCATAACCTGATCATCTAAAAGAACCTTAATCGATTGCTCATCGAATCGCGCAACAATCCTCACAACCTCGTGGCTGGCATAGTGCATAGTTATTATGTAGGGCTCCTCATAGCCATCCTCATCGATGTCAAAGAAACACTGTTGCTCGATGTACATATCGGGATTATCTGCGGCATTGTCAACCTTCGCAGCCTCATTGCTGCCCTTGTCTCCCTCTTTGTCGATGCGCTTTTCATCCTTGGACCTCATAATATCACGCTCAAGCCAACGCTTGGATTGCACCTTCTCGTTGACCTCGTTATCACTGAAGTCCATGTTTTGGGAGAATGACCGGCAGGTCTCCATGCTCTTTGTTGCCTGGTTCACAACAAAGTCAGGGTATTGAATAACGTGAGACTCAGTCATATCCTCAACAGGATCATAAACTGTTTTCTTAAAGCAAGTGCCGACATTTGGCACATGGTAGAACAGCCGCTCCTGGTCCTCGCGCCAATCGCCCATGTCGTGATTAATCTGGTAGTTCTCGTAGGTCGTAACTCTATCAGCCTTGGCCTTCTTTTCCCCGCTCGGATCCAGGCCAATAATCTCAGCAGATATTAAGTCTTTGCTGCGGAGTAGTTCGAGAGATGCTTTATCGCCAAATTGAATAGATGCCTGCGTCAGCAGTGGGTCTTTGTAGTTGCTCGCCCCATCCCACGGAGTGGACTTCGTGTGCCACTCCTGACGCATCAAATCAATTCCATTGTCAACCCCCTCCGACCACTCTGTCATTGTATCGAAATCTTCTTTGTACTGGCGGAAGACTCGCTGACCAATAGCCAGAAGCATCTCCTTGCTCAAATCCTCAGCGATATTCACTTTTCCTACAAACTCTTGGAGCTGCTTAATCGACATTAATACTCCGTCCGCTACTTGGATTTCTTTGGAACTTTCTTCGGTGCTGCTTTCTTCTCAACACGGACAGACTTCACCCGGCTAGAGCACTGTGGGCATCGAGCAACCGCTTCACCCGGCTCTGGTGTCTCCCACCCACAATTACACGACTGAACTAGATCACCATCTTTAAAATTTGACATATTAATATCCCATGGCGTTGGTTGGTTTGTAATCTTCAACGTAAACATCTTCGGCATTATCCAGCATACCCTGCTGTTCTGCAAACCTTGCCATCATATATGCACCACGAATTGCGTCAATCAAATCTTCCTTCAGCTTGACTATCTGGCTCATTCCACTGGGCATAGACTTGCGGTGGTACTCCCTGATCTCTTCGAACACTTCGTGAAGGTCTTCGAACACCTTGAACTTGTCAGTGCCCATCAGGTTGTTGAGCTCCATCAGCCCAGCCTCGACACCATTGCCGCCATCAGGCCAGGTTGCGTGGTCATCGAGCATCTCCCATCCAGCCTCTTCATAGTATTCTTTCTGCTGCTTGGCACTGCCCTTCTCATGCTGCAGTCCATCGTGCGGCCAGCTAGTTGGAACACCCTCAGCCCAATGCTTGACAGACTCCCACGCCTCAAAGGGTTGCTTCTTGGATTTCTTCCATGCCTGGACCACATAGATCGTTGCAGAGTCCGGGTCGATAGCCAGTTGAATGTGCGCCTGGGGATGATCCCAACCAAAGTCCATGCCGTTGATCAGGAAGAAGTGCTTCGGGATTTGAAAGCGTGGGCAACTGATCGATTCCTGCGAGTGCTCAAAGATTAACCCGGCACCCATCAGCGGTGTGCCTTGGGATCTCATGGTCCTCTGGTACTTCGGATAGGTAGCGAGTATCTGCTCCCTGGCTTTCTTGTCCAAGTGAGGCGCATCCTCCCAGGTTGCTGTTTGCATATACTGACCAGACTGAGGGTCATCCATGAAACCCGATACCAGCTCTGTCTTCCCGTTCTCCGGGGTGAGTGTCAGGATCCCGCGCCCACCCTTTCCCTGGTCACCATTGAGAGTTCTGGTAGTAACCTGTGGATAAATCATCTGGTCCTTGGGCTCTTCGTCAATGTGATACCAGTCCACGACATCGCCCATCAGTGCGTGTTGTCCTTGCGAGTATGACCAGAACTGGCAGATGGATGTGCCGTGCTTATGTTTAACCCTGACCTCGCGACAGGCACCAGATGTTCCTTGCATACCAATGTGATCAACGATCAGGTCACCAGAGATGTAACCACCTTCCAGCTTGCCATCAGCCAATCGGCCAAAGAGTTTCTGCTGTAGTAAGTCACGAGTCTTCTCACCAGAGTAACCAAGTAACCAAATCAGTGGGGGGAATTCAAACTTGTGCCCTTCCCAATCGTC